TCGTTGTATTTGGCGAAGTCGCCTTCGCTACGATTCTCCAGGGACATAATGTGCTTCATTTCCCCGTAGACTGAGTTTCTTTCTTGTAGTAGTTTTGACATATATTTGTCTTCCTATTATTGTTGTTGTTTTATTTACTGAGCACAGGGATTGTCCCCGGCAAAAGTTATTCTTTGTGGTTTAGAGACAAGAATCTGAAGCGTAGTTGATAATCTCTATCATCTATCTTCTTTTCTTCCTTCTGTTCTACCTTTTGTTCTACCTTAGTTTCAACCTTTTCTTCGGTTCTGACTTCTGGTTTTGCTTCTTCCTTCAATACATCCTTGAGTTCGATTGTTTGTTCTGGTGCTTCTTCAATGAAGTCTTCAGAACGCAAAACAGTCAAACTTGTATCTGGATATGCTGGTGAAGCTACTATAGAAACTTCACGTAGATTCAAGGAATTGATTTCTCTGATCTTTTCTCCGCTGCGACTATAGTTCTTGCTTCTTGCATTATTGAAGCCAAAACTAAAGCCACGCAAGTCGCCACGTTCAGCGGAAACTAGTGCATCATCTCCATAGCTTGTTTCTGGTATCATTATTCTAACATAAAGACCGTCAGCCCTATCTTCCATTTGCAGGGTTCCAGCCGACTTACGACCGAGCAAATATGCTGGATTATGCTCTTTGAATGCAAGGATATCATTTGCATTCATGCTTTCGGTAAGAGCGCCTGGCTTGATTACTTCACGAAACTTATCTCCACTTGCTGTGCGTAGTTCACTGCTCATGCTATTATATACAACAGCACGTCCTTCGATGATGCGTTTGTCTTTGCTGACTTTTACATCCATCATATCGTATGCTCTATACTCGAAATCGTTTTTCATATTTAATATATATTATAGTGTTAATCTAAATCAACCTATTATTCGCTTGGTTTTGTATATTTTGGATGGTCAGCGTTCAACAGGTCATTATCTCCAACATATGCATCGTTTTCTGGACTACCTTTACGAGCAAGTTCCAAGAATGCATTTACTCTGGCCATTGCCCAAGCTCCTCTGCTAACACCTGGACGATGGCTTGTAGAATATGCTCCAGCTCCTCTACGATATACAGCTTTGAGCGAGCCTAATCTTACTTTTGACCAGTTAGGGCGATTTTCCTTGGTCATTTCAGCATTATGTTCTTCTACTTTATTTTCAAGGGCTGCTTCTATAGCATCTGTCATTTCAATATCTCCAGATTTGCCACTTGCTGATTCTGGTTTATTTACTTCACTGCCTTCGATCTGATCTTTTGCTGGTGCTGGTGCATCTGCTCTATTTTCTGGAACTGGTGCTGGTGCAGGTGCTGGAGCAGATCCGCCTATAACACCAAAGTTTAGTGGGCGGATATAATCATCTCCACCTTTATCTGGTGGGATATAAATGCCTGTATCTTCGTTTTCGTTGACATCATTTGCTGTCATTACACCGTGTTCAAGAGCGAACTTATAATAATTAATTCTGGTATTAACGTCACCTCTAAGCAATCCATTAACATTAAAGTTAATATAAATCTCGTCGCTATCATCAAGCAATTGCTTCTGGATTTGCTGTTCCAGATTTGTGATGATTGGTGTAAGTGTATATTGCACAAACTCACGTGCATTTTGTTCAACGCTTGCATACGTTGGAGAAGTTTGTAGACCCAACATATGCAATGGAACTCTGAAAATGTCTGCTGCGATTCTTTGTGCTGTGAATTGTTTCTGACTGATATATTCAGCTTCTTGAGCACTTAATCCAAGACCAGGCGTTTCAACTTTTAATGTATTTGGCAAGAATGCTGTCTTACCAGAATTGTTGCCTGTAAATCCTTGTTTCCAACCAGCCTTGAGCTGTTCAAGTTGATCTTCTTTGATGTTGCCTGGATAATATACAACTCCAGCTGGTTTTGCTGCCTGACGAGCTATTGATGTACCAGCTGTTTCCAATTCGGAATATCCGTCATATAAATTTCTGAATGTCTCGATCAAACTCAAGCCAAACAAGCCTTCGCGGCTATATCCCTTGAAATGAATGATCTGATCGTATGAAAAATCTTTATAAAGATTTGTACCATCAGGCTGAGTCATATTCATTTTATAATATGGCAAGCCATCTGATCCAAAGTTAACTTCAACACTATATGGATTTAGTGGAAATAGTTCTACAACTACTCCAGCATTGTTTCTGATTTTTTGCACATATGCATTTCCAAACATATCCATCTGTACAATTACCCAATGCCAAAAACTATATGGTGTTTGAAATCCGTTTGGAGCTTTTGTTATAAGATCAAAATATGGATGATCTTTTGCTGCTTCGTGTCCTTTTTCTAGCTTTCTGTTAAGCTGAATTGGCAAGCTTGCGATTGTGCTTGCTCTTAGGTTAATGCAACCATATACAACAGAAAGTTTATCTACACTGCGGCCAAAGCTGTATGCGCTATTCCAATCCATTACTACAGGACCAGCAAGCGTCTCGCTACGATTTTCTATCACAGCTGTATTGTCTACAGCCTTTTTGTTGGTTTTAAAAAAATCAAAAATTGATGCCATTTGGATATAAATATATGTCAAGACTTGAAAAACTTAAATCCAAGTCACATTTCCCACCCCAGACTCAAAATTATGTTTGCTGCATTCTTCAAGAGCCATCAACGTTGATATAACGCAGTCAATCCTATCTTTTGACTTAGCCTTATCACATTTGGCATTGCCTGATGCATCTACTTTTAATAATACATTACTTAAACACCATCTTAATACTGGATGATTATCGTGAACTATACCTTTTGATAAAACAAGTCTTTCCAGAGCACGCACTGGACTTGCCATACTAGCGAATCCCTGACCAAAAGCTATAACATTAAACCCTTGTTCCATCAGTTTTGTACTCAAAAATGATGAATTCCAACGATCAATGCATATGCCTTTTATATCCAGAAACGTGCCTATTTCTTGGATTTTTTTGATAACAAAGTCATAATCCACTGCGTTGCCTGGTGTAGCATATATATACCCTTCTTTGCTCCACTGCTCATAAGGAACTTTGTCACGACGGCTACGCAATTGAATGCCTTCATCAGGTACAAACGGAAATGTGAATATATTATATTTTTCATCTTTATAAATACATAGTGATAAGCTCGTCAAATCGGTTGTGGATGATAAATCTAATCCAGCATAGCAAGGCAACCCCTTAAAGTCTTCTAGCTTGATGTCTGATCCACATTCCATCCATTGACTATCTCCGATCCAGCTTTTGGCTAAATCAATCCACGCATTTAAATAAAGTACTTTGAATGCATTTTCAAATCTTGTAAACTCTTTGGCTCTATTATATTCTGTTCTGAAGAAATCTATGCTGATGGTATGGCCAAGTGATGGATTGCATTTATACCACGTTTCTTCTTTGCTCCAATCATCGCCTTCTTTGAGTCCATATATTTTAGCGAAAAATGTATCGTCTTGTATGATACCGTGATTTATTCTTTCACCGTGTTCTACCAGTTGATACAAGAAACTTGCTTTGCTAAATCCAGCTGTTGATATACTAAGCATCAATGGTTCTTTGCGAGCTCCCATTGACGTGACCATGCTATTGTATAGGGCATCATCTGGTGCTGCTAAAAGTTCATCGAAAACCACGAATGAAGCGTTAAGACCGAGAGCTGTATTAGCATCTCTGGATAATACACGAAATGTGCTACGATTTTTTGGATTGTATAATGCATTTTTGTATACCTTGATTAATTTTGAAAGTTTTGGACTTGTGCTTACCATATCAGATGCTATACCGAATATGATTCTAGCCTGATCTCTACTATTGGCAACAGCATATATTTCACCGCTTGCTTCGCCAAATATCAGATTGTATAAACACAATCCCGCGCATAATGTTGTCTTACCATTCTTGCGCGGGATTAAAATAAGACCGTTTCTATATCTTCTGGTGCCATCTGGATTGTATGTACCAAATAATGAATTTATTATTTCCTTTTGCCAATCCAAAAGG